ACTTACGTCTCAGCTTTTTTGTATAAACTACACTAGAGTTACCTATGAATCTTCTTAGATATGCTTTCCAATCAAACTTAGGAGGATCAATATGTGTAAGTCTACGTATTAGATCAGCAAGTTCACCAGGTATATTACCTTGTTTCTTGATTGTCTGTTCTGCAGATTCTTTTAATTGATGCTCTATCTGTTTTTGTATAAGCTTTTTATCTGACTCAGGTAAATCATCAAAATCATCCCAACCTGGATGACAATAACAAGAGTTACCATCCATTTGATTCATTAGATTATCTAATGATGGACATGTACCATCTTGTCTTGCCTGTTGCAATAACTCATAGTATTTATCTGTACCGGCTTTTACTGGTAGATCAAGTTCAGGGAAGCTAGATAATAATAAACCACCTTCTGGCAACTTACTACTGGCTATATACTGATTTATCTCTAGATCAGCTGCTATATTAAATAACTTCTTATCACCATATAGATCTCTTGTAAGCAAATGGCCAAATGCTATATGCAAAAGCTCATGCTTTATAAGACCATACCTGTGATCTTCAGTTAGTTCAAAATAGAACTGTGGATTTATAGTCAATTGCATACCAATATTATTTTTACTGACACCCGCTGTAGGGATTGACTCAGTATATTTCTTATTGATACCAATTAAAAAGAGCCCGTAAAAAGGCTCTTGAAATATTAGGCTCTTGGTTGTCCTAGCAACCTGTTCTTGAACGTTAATCATTTTCTTTTATTTTTCTTAGTATGTCTAGATAAATATCTCTACACTTATGCTTATCAAGATATGCATATAGTCTACTTGTTTTAAAGCTACCAAATACAATAGGTAATTTTACAGCTGCACAGAATTTGAACCTATCTTCAAACACCATTGCCTTAGCTAATAACTTATCTATTATTTCTCTATCTTGATAATTGCTTGCTTCTAGTATAGCAAGGGCCATTTCTTTATCCTCATCTATACTAGTTAACATCTCTAATAGTTTAAAGAATTCATCTACATCTATAACTTTAGATTTCTTTTTCATTCTCTATTATTAATTCTATCCAAACACCGGGGTTTTTCTTATCATAAGAATACTGTTCAAAAGCCGGTATTATAAACTCAGCATTATCATCTTCAATCCAACCATACTTAACCATATCATCCTGTACTGTTTGACAAGGATTAATATAATCAAACTTATGCCTGGTACCTCTGATAAACTCAAAGCTAATTTTGACTGGTAGTTTTTGTTTTGCTACTGCTTCTTTAAAAGATTCAGTATGCTTTAGATAATACTCTTTAGTTTTCTTTCTGTAATTCATTACAGCTTTACTTGCTATAAAATATTTACCTGTCCACCTCCTACCATTTTTACTGCTTGGAACATTACCTGGTATAAACCATCTATGTTTCATCATAATTATTTATTTAATGTTTCTTTGAGTAGTGGCTTTAGCATAGCATGTACTTTATCAATACCATGCTCTTTAATAGCATCCGATACATCTTTACTTAGTGTAGGATATACACCATGTATACCATATGCATCACGATATCTTTCTATAGCATGCTTACCTGCTTCATCACTATCAAATAATGTTATTACCTTCTTATACTTCTTCTTTAAATTAGCAATTATGTGAGGTTTAATCATGGTGTTTTCTGAGTCAGGACTTATAACCTCTACATTATAACCTATACTCTTCACACACATTGCATCTTTAAGAGAAGAACATATAAGAAGATATGGCTGTTTATACTCCAGCTGATCAATACCTTGGATATAGTTCTTTACTTTATGAAACTTATGCTTTCTACTATATGGTTGGTATATCTTATATACTTCACCATTTTTATCAAAATAGCCATAGCAATGCTTGCTTCCTATCTTTAAAGACTTTATCTCCTGGTTCTCTTCCTTAGTCATATTAAAATATTCAAGCGGCTTAACATTATATTTTTCTAATAATGTTTTTCCTATTCTATATGACAGCCAGTAGTTCTGATCATCAACATTCCATTCTCTATACTTAATATAGTCTATCTCCCATCTTGCCTGTGGAGTAAACGTTTGAGTTGCTTTACCGTTCTCTTTGATATACCTATTGTAGTCCTCTATTATTCTTCTTGTAGCAGCTGGATAATCTAGATTAAACATTAATCTAATTAAGTCAGCTTTATTACCACCTCTACCTGTTGAAAAGTCTTTGAACTTATACTGCATAATTGATTTATCTACATATATGCAAAAACTAGGAGTCCTTTCATTAGGATTAAATATAGATTTAATCTTTATGTCTTGACCCGTTAGCTGTTCAGGTAAGTCTAAATAATATTGGAACACCCAATAGCTTGGTACATCTGATTCTTCAAGTATTAAATGTTTTGTATTAAACATGATCCAAATATATTAAAAAGAAATGGGCCCAGCATTACACTGAGCCCACTCTTTTGGTTTATATTACAGATCAAAATCACTGCCTGCTGATACTGCAGGTTCAAAATTATCTGCTTTAGTTACTTCCTTTTTCAAATATGGTCTAAAGTGATTAGTGTTATTTCTATCAAAAGTCAATAGATTAGAATCCTCTTTATCTAAAGCTTCTAATGGCACACCATCTTTACTTCTCTTTGGTAAGAACAAATCATTATTTACATAACCTTCTTTGTTTTCCCACTCACGTGCACCTAAGCATGCATTAATATAACCCGTGTTACTTAATACATCATTACACTTAACCATAAAATCTTCAATAGTATTAGCTTCTATCTTATCAAGTTCTTCTCTCTTACCAAGAACTTCAGATAGAAATACCATAGCTTTCAATACTTCTGTGTCTCTACTTATCTCATTACCGTTTTGTAATACAGCATCTTTAAATGGATAAGGGCTGAATCTAACTCTACCCACTTGGCCTTCATAACGTGGACCATTAGGGTCATTCATATCTTTCAAGAAACCATTGAACTCACCTGTTACAGGCTCTGACTCAACATGTAGTGTTACATTGTATGCTTCACTGTCATATGGTGTCTGATCAAATGAAATAGAATTAATTTTAACTTTGTGGTTACCCACTCCAATTACTGGTTTGATGCTGCCTGATCCGGCAGACATGTCTTTAGTACTTAACATAATCTTACTTTTTTTTATTTTATTATTAATTTACGCATTGTATTTTTCAATACAATTCTTTACAAATTGGAGATCATTAGGTATAAACCTATCTTTAAACATCCCCATTGGTGATTTACATGTGTTCTCTCCTGAGTTTTGTGTTTCAAAACCATATTCAAGTTCACCATCATCATTTTTATTTACTTTCCCAAAAAGAACAATTGAGAATAGACCTTCCAAAGTTAACGTATTGTCAATCATTTTGCCAATAGTTTTAGCTTTTATTTTTCTATTCCCATTTATATCTGTTGAATCTTCTGAGTGAGTCAAAAAGAATACAGTAAGGTCATCCCTTAAGTCTTTAGGAAGCTTTGCAACCATAGCTAAGTTAGATGCAATCTGTGTAAACTTATCATAACCTTTCTCATTAGCTCTGTCAAAATATTCAAAAGAACTCATGTACTGCCAGTCATCTACGACTAGTGTTTTTATATGTGGCATATTCTTGTCCACATGTTGTATAGCTTTAACTATACCTGCAGAAGAAGATGCAGATGTTATATTACCATCTTTATTCTCCTTACTTATTTGTGTATACTTGCTTTTCCATCCCTGAAAAGGTAATGGTTTATTAGCAATGTTTATAATGAAAGTCTCTTTAGGGTCTAATGTTCTGATTGAGGTTGACTTTCCTGTACCTGAATCAGCTATAACCAATACGCTATCTGCCATAACTATTTATTTATTGTTTATTAA